GTTGGACGGAGCACCACAAGAGGTGGGCGGGGTCTTCTCCTGTGGTGGTAACCAGCTTACTTCGTTGGATGGGGCACCACAAAAGGTGGGCGGGGTCTTCTTCTGTGGTGGTAACCGGCTTACTTCGTTGGACGGAGCACCACAAGAGGTGGGTGTGAGTTTCTTCTGCAATAATAACCAGCTTACTTCGTTGGACGGGGCACCACAAAAGGTGGGCAAGGATTTCTCCTGTAGTGGCAACCGGCTTACTTCGTTGGACGGGGCACCACAAAAGGTGGGCAGGGATTTCTTCTGCAATAGTAACCAGCTTACTTCATTGGACGGAGCACCACAAGAGGTGGGCAGGGATTTCTGGTGCGATGGTAACCGGCTTACTTCGTTGGACGGGGCACCACAAGAGGTGGGCGGGGATTTCTCCTGCAATAGTAACCAGCTTACTTCGTTGGACGGGGCACCACAAAAGGTGGGCAGGGGTTTCTTCTGTGAAAATAATCCAGTTCCATCGGATAAATTAGAGAAAACCATAAAGAGGGAATATTTGAAATAATGAGTAGTAATGGTCTTGTTGTAATTGTAGTAAAATTGTTGATACTGGTGTAATAGGGGGTATTTTGTCGAAGTTAATTCCACGCGAAAGTATTGATGCTTTTAGAAAATTTGTGAATGTTACTCTAGACAACTACGGAATTAGTTGCGACTTGTACATTCCAACAGTATCTTCATACAATTTCGCTGAGACTCTGGATGTGTTTGCTACACCACAGGACTTGTCGTATGACCACTTCCGGGCTACGGTATTTGTAGAATGGGGGGTGTCGGTATATAGGTTGAAGAAGTTAGGAATATTTGCAGAAGACATGTTACCAATAGTGGCATGGTTTTCTAATGTAGCAATTGCGGTGGATGGGTCAGATTCGGGTGAAGAAGTTCCTATTGATGTTCATAAGAAGAGTTATTTTACAGTGGAACCAGAGTTCATTCCGGATAACTATAGGGGTTCTGAGGCTTTTGAAGTTGTCTCTCCCGTGGTGAAGGGTATGCATGATGCGGTTCTATTGCAAGGGTGGTCAATTGCTCCTAGAAGGGTGAAAAAGTGATGCAGAAGAAAATAGAAAATACGTCTAACCACGATGTTACTCTAGTTCATGAGGATGGATTAAAACAAGTTCTTAGTCCAGGACATATAACTGTAAATGTAAAGGTGGTTAACCTGGATGAAATTAGACAAGATGTTAAAATTACTCATGATTTGTCAGAGGTGGTGAACCATTGAATAGTGTTACTGGACCAGTTGATTTAGCAATGAAAGTTCTCCTGTATGAGAAGTTTTCTGATATTCTCGGTATAGACGAAGGAACTGGTACAGACTCTGAGAAGATAAATCTTGGTATAATTCAACACCCAAAAGAAGTGGCCATGAGGGCTGTTTCTGAAAAGCGTGGTGAAGACTACCTTGAATTTATATCTTTTTGGAGATTTAGTTCATCCCCGGCGTGGAGCAGACAACGTACTGTTCTTGCACGAAGGGGTTTGTGGCTTCCAGGGTCGTACGGATCGTCCGGTGTCAATGTCAAGGCTCAACCGGTAGACCTTAATTACAATGTGTGGTTTTGGAGTAAGGACCTGGATAAAGTGTACCAGTGTGTAGAGCGGTACATCATGTGGCAACAGAACTACCCGAAGATAGACTTATCATACGAGTATAATGGTAGCACGTTCTCATATTCCCCGGATCTTCACTTTGGGGAGCCGGTTGATGAATCTACTTTTCCTATCGAGTTTAACACCGGTGTAATAGCAGTGTATAAGGTTCCCATAAAAGTTGATGCATGGGTTCTTGAAAGTGCTGATTCTACTGGTGGGGTTATTACCAAAATCAAAGTTACATTTTATGATGGTGATGACATCACAGAATACTCTAAAATTGTGGACGGGGAAGATAGTAGTTACGATGCCGATCTTGCTGATGTATTAAGGCTTTCCAGAAGGCAACTGTATGGAATATCTGCATTTAATACTTCTGACAATTCTGTGATTGTTCCAAATGATAGAACTGGCGATTTCGTTGTGGGTAGCAATGTAACGGTGGAGGGTTCTGCTTCAAACGATGAAACTTATGCTGTTTTGTCAGTTGCTTTGGCCGGGGGTTATACTAAGATTGTTCTTGGCAGTAACACTCTGGTTGATGAAGTGGTGGGTGGAACATTGTGTTTGGCAAGTATATGAATTATTAATAATTCATAGCGTGGTACTTGATTCGTTTTATGTGTAGTAGTACGGATTTGATGTGTTTTTAAGTATATTAGGAGAGTGGTCAAGTGAATACTTTTATACTAGAAACATAAACTGGGATACTTATGTGGAAAGTGTAAGGGATGTACAAGGGAGTCTAAAAATAAGGGTAGAATAATCTAGGTGACACTGGTAAATATAGTAGAAAAATCATCATAAATTGAGGTGTGAAGTCATTAATAATTATGGTGGTAAATGTTGTAATTGTGGTGAACGTAATTTAGACGTTCTAACCGAGGATCACATAAACGGTGGTGGAGCAAGACATAGAATGGGAATCGTTGGAAATTTCTACCGGTGGTTAAAACGGAATAACTTTCCATTGGGTTTTCAAGTTTTGTGTCATAATTGTAACTGTGGGAAGAAATTGATTGGAGAAATTGTATGTCAATAAGAATTAGTCCGGGTGTCTATTCTATAGAAAATGATATATCGGAAGTTATTACTGGTATATCCACTTCATCTGCCGCCTTGGTTGGGTACTCTGCAAAGGGGGATGTTGATAATGTTAAGTTAATTACTAATACACAGCAATTCATAGATGAATACGGCGAGCCAGACCCTAGTTCTGGGCACTATTTTCACTATTCCGCCCTAGCATACTTGGCCAAGGGTAGAGTACTTCAGTGTCTTAGGGTTACTAATGGGGCCTTGTATGGTGGTGTCAATATTGTAAAGAGTGATTCAGCGGAGACCAATTCAGCGTTTACGGTAGGTAGGTCTACCAAGACATTTAGTGTCGATTCCGGGTTGGATGATGAAACCGTTTTTCAAATTGTTGGTACTAATCCTGGTGCCTGGAATAATGACGTTGGGGTAATAATTTCTGATGTTAAAACTGGTTCTGACCCGGTGGCAACGGACCAGTATACATTCGTTATTAAGGTGTATAGTAAGGATTCTGATGGTGTGTGGTTAAAGGTAGAGGAATGGAAGGTATCAAGGAAGACTAAGGTTGATGGATTTGGTAAGCAACTTTATTTGGAGTCCAGAATTAACGGGGTTAGTAAGTACATTTCTGTTCTTGATAGTGAATTGTCAGACACGGTTCTTCCACTTGCACAAGCAACTAGGTTAGAATTTGACGGTGGGTCTGATGGAAGTGAAATTTCATCAACTGAGTTAATAGCCGGTTGGGATAACTTTATTAATCCTAGCAAGATTGATGTTAGAATTTTAATTAACGGTGGTGAAACTGCTACTGCCGTTCAGAGTAAGATCAAGACAGTGGCCGAGACCAGACTTGATTGTTTTGCAATTTTGGATGTTCCATGGGATTCACTGGCGTCTGTAACAGAAACAACCACATTTAGAAATTCTACGCAAAATTTTGATTCCAGTTATTGTGGGTTGTTTGCCGGATGGCCAAGGATATACGATATTTACAATGATGAATTGGTGGATGTTCCACCTTCCGGATATGTTGCCGCTCAATTTGCTTATAATGACTCAGTTGGTAAACCATGGACTGCCCCCGCCGGTAAGACCCGTGGGAAGTTAGATGTTCAGGCTATTTATGGTCCTACCGGAAAGTTGGTATACACCGAGGGTGAACGTGATACGCTTTATGCCGCCGGGGTTAATCCACTTCAGACGTTTGAGGGAGAAGGACATTTAATCTACGGACAAAAAACCGAACAGAGTAAGACTTCGGCGTTGAGTAGGATTAATGTTCGAAGATCCCTGTTGGTGATGGAAAAGACTATATCAGTGGCACTTAGAGACTTCATATTTGAGTCTAATGATGAGGTTACCAGATTTAGGGTGGAAGCATTGTTAAATACCTACCTAGATGGGTTGTCCGCCGATGGGGCATTCCAGACCGAGTCAGGTGATTCAGGGTTTATGGTGGTGTGTGATGAAACTAATAACACCCCAACGGTAATAGATAGTAATGAAATGCGGGTTGATGTGTTTGTGAAGCCTGTTAGGACTGCCGAGTTTATCCAGCTTAGAACCATAATTACCTCGTCTGGTGCAAGCTTTGAAGAATTGATAGCAAGGGGTATCTAATTTTAGGAATAGTACCATGCCAAAGATGAATGTGGATAGTTTAAGAGCAAATTTATCAAATGTTGCTCGTAATTACCTATGGGAGGTTATGTTCTCCAGTCCAGTTGGTGGTGGGGATGGAGATGCCCTGATGCTCAGATGTCAGTCTACTGTCGTTCCAGGTAGGTCATTTGGTTCATTGCTTGTTCCATTCAAGCAAAGTGCTGGTATTAAATTCCCTGGAAAGTTGAATATGACTCATACTTGGACCACTTTGATGGTGGAGGGAACTGACAAGAAGGTATTTGACGCAGTGTACCAATGGAAGGAATTGGTAGTGGGGGTGAAGACCGGAATAGGTGGTCCGGATGTGGTAATAAAGTCTGATGTGTATCTAAGTTTATTAAATACACTCGGTGCCGTAACAACTAGGATTAAGTTGGTTGGATGTTACCCGGAATTAATGGATGAAACTCCTGTCTCGTATGATGATGATACCATGCTTAGGTACAACGTTACATGGTCGTATGACTACTGGGTAAGATCCTCATAATGTTTGAATACGTTGCATTAATTAAGTATCTAAATAGATAGATAGGTACAGGTAATAAAGTGTCTCAATTGCTAAAATTAGACCTTCCTGGAGTAGCTGGTAGCATACTAACTAGAGCATGGATGCTACAAAGGTCGTATAATTGGCAGTTGATGATGCCAGAGAACATTAATGGAATAATTGGGGTTCTGGTATCACAGTATTGCCAGGATGCTAAAGTTGGAAATTACTCCATGTCTGAATTGTCATCTGTTAGATATGGTGGATTTCAGAGGTTTTATGCTGGTGTGCAAACTGTGACATCAGCAGTACTCTCATTTATAGTTCCAATTGATAACTCTGTGTATGACTATTTCAAGGAATGGAGACTGTTGGCTATCGATGGTGATGGATACTTTTATCCAAAGTCAAAATATGCAAAGAGAGTGTATCTGTGCATGTACGATAGATCTGGTGTTCAATCGTTACAACTAACACTTAACGGGGCATTTCCAAAGAATCTCCCATCCATAGATTTATCATACTCTAGGGAAGAAGTTCTTAAGTATGATGTAGAAATCAGTTTTGATACCATTGAAACCAAGTCACTTATTGGCGACATTAGGTCTGGTATAACTAATGTAGTAGCGGGTGCACTTGGATCGACTGTAAAGTCAAAACTTGGATTATAAATTTACCGGAGACATTTAATGAGTGAAATTGAGCCATTCCTTCCAATTACTCTTCCTAGTCGTTGTGTTCAGTATGGGGTTAATTCTGAATCAATTAAGATTAGGGCGTACACTGGTCTTGATGAAATTTTTTTGGCCGAGGTTAATCCAACTAATTTATACCATAAGTATGCAATGATCTTGAAGGGTGCTATGGTTGGAATTGATCCAAATCTCCTCACGGTTGGTGATATCCAATATATCATGGTGTGGGAGTATGCTAAGTCATACGGCGGAATTATTAGTGAGAAGACTGTATGTGGTGAGTGTTTGGAAGATATTGATATAAGTGTTGACCTAAGAGAATTGGACGTGGTATACATTCCTGAAGGTTTTACTGTTCCACATTTGGTTCATCTTCCGGATTCAGGAGTGGATGTTAATTTGAGACTGTTGACGGTTGGAGATGAAATATCTGACGGAAGCTCTGGTAGTATGGGGTTGGTGTATAAATGTGCAAGGACAATAGTTGATGATAAAAATATGACCGATAGGATTAATTTCCTTGGGAAGTTGAAGGCAATTGATCTGGCAACAATTCGCGGATTTCATGAAAAGTACTATCACGGACCAAACATGAGTACCAAGTTTGTATGTCCTAAGTGTGGTAAGGATGGTGTTGTAAATGTTCCCTTTCGACTTGACTTCATTTTTCCAAGGGGTGAGGCCCTTGCAAGACTTATTGGAAAGGGAATTTGATTTAAAATTTCATGGTGGGTTTTCAATTGACGAAATTAGGTCAATGGATGTTAGGAAATTATCGTGGTTTCACGATAGACTTAGGAAGCAATTGACAAATTCTAAAGAACCGGAAAATGGGTAAAAATGTAGGATACTTTGACGGAAGAAATTTAATCATGGATGGTTATAGTTCTAGAGTACTTGATATATTGTACTCAAAGTATAGTGGGGAATATACTACATTCTTTGGGGAATTGTTAAAAACTTATGATCGTGGACCAGTTAAGCTTAGAATTTCTGGAACTTTGGAACTTATTTCAGAAGTTAAGTCAATTATCGAAGAAGTACTGTTAAGTGGAGAAATAAAAAAGGATCAGGAAAAGGCACTATATAATGCTATAGATAGAATAGAATCTGATAAGCAGGGACTTATTGATCAAATGGAAGAGGTCAGTACTTTTAGAGAGGAAATAGATAGGGTTACGGAGACTACTGGGGTATCAATTAACCAGTTAAATATTACTAAGAAGTTAGCTAAGAGGGGTTTTGGTAGATCCGGTAATAAACGATCTAATGATATAATGCCAAGAACTAGGAAAATGGCTAAAAGTCTGTGGGAAGGTACCAAGATTGCTGCAATGGGTCCATTCTTTCCATTACTAGACATTGCTAGTGATGTTGTTGATGAAGTTAAGAAGTTTGGATCAAAAAAAGAATCGTATAATACGAACGAATCAAATAGAACTGGAGAATTAAGTGGGGGGCAAAATTTTGTCAGTGGATTTCATGGTGTAAGTCAACAGTACAGTAGACATGAATCACTATCTTCTTTATTCATGTTTTTCAATGATAAAGCGTATAAGGCAAAGTGGACTAGAGAGTTAATAGAGAGAATTAGGAAAATTCAACCAACTAGTTATGATTCTGGAAAAATTGGTGTTGGACTTCCTACAGTTGGAAGTGTTACGGATTTATTTAAAACAGGAATTATTTCTGGATTTAAGGCTGCTGGTGTTGCCGGTGCATTTGCATTTGCCGGTTATGAAATGTATCAAGCCTTTAAAAAGTCCGGTGAACTCTCTGACGTATCGCGTAAAGCCGGAAGTGCTGCTGTCGGACTTGAGAGACAAAGTAATCTAATTGAATCCAAAATAAAAGAATCTGGTGGAATTAGTAATTATGCTAGCAAGCGTGGAATTTCTAGTTCTGAATTAATAAAGGAGTTATCGGAGAATAGACTGGCCTCTCAAAAGGCTCGTTCTGTTGAGTATTCTGGTACACCGTATGGAAAGTTTGAATCGATACTTGATTCAATAGGGGTATTTGGAAAGCCGTTTAAGGCGGTAAAGGGTGCCGTAGAGAAGGTTACTGGGTTTAAACCAAAAGTTCCAACTGTTCAACCAATACAGGAAATTACTAAAGAATACGAAAGGAAGTTTAGTTCCATTCCAGTGAAGCCATTGGACAATATGGATATAGAAAGATTTTCTAAAGAATTATCCAGGGGAATATCATCTGGTATTACCACCATACTGAATGATATTAGGAGAAATGATGCTAATAAGGTTCAACCAGTGGTTAAACTTCCGTCTACTGGGAATAGGTATGATGCTGCAGACCCACTTATTAACATGCATTCTAACGGGATGTTAACCATTGGGGACCAATAATGCCAACCCAACCAAGTGATAATAATATTCATTCAACTGTGTTTGTTGGTGAAATTGAAACCCAAAATCAGGGGTGGCAAACAGTTGGATTTGTAAATTCAGATGGGAAAAAGGTTCCACCAGAGTACTTAGTAACTATAACCAGTATAAGAAACCAGTGTTCAGTTGTGTCTATTTTGCAAGAACCCATTCAGATGGATGTTGAATCAAGGTGGAAGCCATTTATTCCAACCCAATTACTTGACAATGGTAATACTACGGTGCAAATGTTCACTGGTGGTCGAAAGTCTCTTGTCACTAAGGCTTGTAGTAGACGATTATGGGAAGGATCAACCCCAATAACTTTGTCATTAATGCTTAGATTTGAGGCGGTAAAGAATACACAA